TTTGTAAGTTGTTGGTAATAGTTTGAATTTCATGTTCAAGATCTCTGATTTGTCTCTGGTTGAGGGAAATCCTAGTATTGTTTTGAGAAATGCCATGCGTTAGTTTTGTAATCTCCTTAGATATGGAATTGAATTGATGTTCTCTCTCCTGCTCAAACTTAATAGTATTCTCAAGTTCTTCATAACCTTCTTTAAGTTCTTTTGCTTTATTTTGAACATCTCCAATTCTATTTACACGAAACTCTTCCTTAATGTCCTGAGTACATGTAGGACAAACCGTATTTTCAATAAAGAACTTATACTCTTTAGTAATGGTCGCAACTTTTTGAGAGATTTTACCTTTAAGATTGTTTAGTTTTGATAACTTTTCACGAGCACCAGTAACATCCTTCACCTGCTCTTGAAGAGTTTCCATCTTATAGTTTAAACTCTCATTATTCAAAACATACTCATTTTCCTCATCCAAAAGATCATCAATCTTTTTCATATTTGAATCGATATTTGCATTACCACGACTTTCAAGTTCTTCAATAAACTCTTGCTGCATATTCATCTTATCTTTAAGATTATCTTTCTTAATATCTAAAGATTTAATCTTTTCTTTCCTTGTACGAATATTATCCTTGATTAGATTATTCATCGCAGAAAAGATACGAATATCCAACAAGTCCTCAATCACCTCACGACGATTAGCAGTTGTGAGTTGCATAAAGGGAATAAAGGTGCTACTACCCAATATTACAATTTGAACAAAACTACGGTAATTTACCTTAAGAATACTCTCCTCAAGAATGCGTTGATTAGCACGATCATCTGCTTCCTTATGGAGAGGGTTACCATTTACTTCAATATCAAAGATATTAGGTTTGATTCCACGACGAACCAAATAATCACGACTATTTACAGAAAACTCAATCTCAACTAAACAATCTCTCTCATTCGTAGCATTGACCAGTTGTGGTTTTGTAATCTTTCTAAAACTTTTATTGAATAGAGAGAAGCAGATTGCGTCCAACATCGTAGATTTTCCGGCGCCATTTGTGCCAATGATTAAATTTGTATGATGTTGTTGAAAGTCAACCTCTGTAAATTGGTTTCCGGAACTTAAAAAATTCTTATATCGGATTTTCTTAAATGTTATCATTCTTAGGAGGGATCACAATGTCATTAGGAGTAATAATCGTATACTTATACGAATAATGTTTACAAGTTTTAATAGCAAGTTCATCATCAACTTCTACAATGTCCATATCAGCATCTTCTTCGTCATATAGCATCATAGCATATCTTTCGGCATCATCTTCCTCTTCAAACAAAAATAAGACTTTATGTCCATGCTTATCCTGAACAGCATAAGCACCGTCATTTTTACCATCTTTGAGAGTTAGAAGATACATTTACTCCACTTCGCAAGCTTGACTATACAAATCTTGGAAGATACCTTTAATAATGTTTTTATCAAGATTAAATTCAGACTCATCAATATAACGATTTAGAATTGAAAGTGTATTCTCTTCTTCATCAATATCAAATTCTTCAGACTCTTGAATTTCAAAGTTCTCAATTATCTTTAAATCATAAACTCCAACAGAATAAAGTTTATCAATAAATTTTTCAAAATCTCTTTGTTTTGATTTTTTGCGAACAATAACTTTTACGATTTTGTTTTCATATTCAGTTGCATTAAAGAGTTTATTATTGGTATCTTCGTAATAGATGTTATAAAATAATTTATAAGGATTGTTAATTGGAGTATGAGTGAGGGTTTCCGTATCAAAAATATGGAAACCTCTTGTATCATTCACATCATTCCAGAACATCTCATAAGGATTTCCTAAGTAAAAGATTTTTCCATTATCTGATCGAGTGTGATAGTGTCCAGAGAATACTTTTTCAAACTTGTCAAATAGTTTGCAGTCCATACCATCTTCCATAACGTGGCCACAATGAGCCCTAAATCCATTAAGCTCTAAATGTCCGAGAACAATTTTAGATTTTGATTCTTTAATAGATTTGACAGTATTCTCAAAGTTTTCTGCATTTATCCAGGGTATAAACAATACCTTTAATTTATCTAATTCAATCTCTGATACTTCACTATATGTCTTGATATTATTATACGTCTGTAAAAGAAGTTCTGGAGAATTTACATTATTGGTATTCTTATAATAACAATCATGATTACCAATAATCATATGAACATTATAATTTTTGAGTCTCTCAAATACAACTCTCTTCGACCACTCAAGACTTTGATAATCAATTGACTTACGACTATCAAAGGCATCACCCATATGAACAACAGTATCAATTCCTTCTGCTTCTAGAGTAGGAAAAAACACATCATCATAAAACTTCTCAAAATAATCATGCAAATGCTTGGAGCCTTTGCGCGAGCCAAAATGTGTATCAGAAATTAAGCCTATACGCATAATAGTTCTTAACTAGATTTCAAGTATAGCACGGCAGACCCAAGAAAGTCAATAGTAAATGTCAAGTGTTGTGCTTATCGATTCTTATATTGAATTGCGTCTTTAATACTGTTATATTCTGAACTATGTCCAGAAAGCAAACTATCGTCAATAACCATAACTTCATCAAATCCAGTCTTCTCAATAATCTTAGTCTTGATTTCCAACTGCTTCTTCTCCTTCTGAATGCGTCTCAAGAAGGCATAATGAATAACCTGAGTAAAGTATGCAAAAGGGTTCCTAGACCTTTCTGGGTCAAAGTTATGGATGTATTGAACGCAATTTTCAATGCCATCAGAAATCATATCTTCTCGGAACATGTAGTTCACAAAGTTTGGTTTATATGATAGATGTGTCGCAATCTTAAGAAAACACTCACCAAGATAATCTGGAATACGTGGTTTACCTTCCCACCTTTTTCCTCTTTCCTGTTTCGGAAACTCAGTAAGATCTTTATTGAAAATATTCATATATGATTTTTCTACCTTGGTTCGATAGACAATCATTGCTTCCAATAACTCTTTATTGTTTACATAATGTTCCGATTTCTTCTTTGACATAATTCATTACTCTTTGAAATATAAGTTCTTTTAATTATACCACACTTTACATGGTCTTGACAAAACATCAATTTGTCAGTAGAATACCTTTGTTAGGGTTGAAGAGGAAAGCTATACTTCTTTAGTATCTTCAAGTTTAAAGATACTCTCTAGAGTTTTTCTTGCTTCTTCTACCGAAGATATATATCCCATTTTTCTAGAAGGTTTAATATCACCTTTGAGTTTTTCATTAGAGTAGGATTGAGAATTATAAATGTCCATATCATCTTCATCTTCGAGATAGTTATTATATATTGCAATTATTTTTTCATCATAAGTTTCTGTCATAGTAAGAATTTTATCAGATCTTATAATAAAAAAATCATCTGATGATAATTCTATCCATGATTTAACTTTAATATGCATTCCATTTTGAGAATGAAAAAGTTTCATTGTAATTGGATTTTGCATCACAATCAAAGGATCTCCATCATTTTCATCTACCGAGACAAGTGATAATATTTCTTCTCCAGATACCAATTTTATAATTGCGTAAAATTCATCTTCCATTAGTTCTTTATTGGTATGTTTACAATATCATAATTAAAATTTTCTTCATTATAAACTTTAATTCTTTCAATTAGATGATTAAGGGTATAGTTTCTCCTGGATTTATAAGATATGTCGTCAGCAATGTCATAAAGAGTTGCTTTAATTTTATTATTACCTTTCCTAAGTACCCTTCCAATAGATTGGAGATTCCGAATTCTAGATTTGGATGGAGAAGCAAAAATAACATTATGGAGATTTTTAATATTAATTCCTGTACTGAACGTTCCATATGATGCAACAATAATTGCATTATTTTCCTGTTCGGTAATTTCCCTTACTTGCTCTCGATCTTTTGTATCCACTCCACCATGGACAAAAAATACTTGTCTTTCATCAACTGTATTATTATTTATCATATGATATAGTGGTTCACCATGACCTTCAACTCTTGCAAAAAGAACAAGAGTATTTCCTTTAAGATCGAGAGCAAGATTTCTTATAAACTTGTTTCTACGTTCATGATTAATAATATACTGAACTTCTTCCTCAAAGTTTTCAAACTTATGTGCTGAGTGCTTCAGTAGAAGTACATTGATATCCAGTTTAGCAACATGACCCTTCGCCATCAACTCTTCGGTACGAATAATTTTATACGATGGACCAAACAATCCCTCAAGGACCCATTTATGAGTCTGTGTTCCATCAAGTGTTCCTGTAAATCCAAAACGGTATTTTGCATCTGCAAGTTTTGACATTATAGATATTAATGACTTTGATTTAAACTGGTGTGCTTCGTCTCCGATAACTACATTAAATCTAGAGAAGTATTTGCGGGGAAGTTTGTAAATAGACTGCCAGGTAGTAATAATAACCTGAGAATCCGTTTCTCTTTCCTTCCCTGCATAGATCTTGTGACAATATGAACCTACATCCCAACCATAGTCTGCAAAGTCTTTATACATCTGCTCTACTAGCGAAGTCGTCGGAACAACTATCAGAATATTTTGTTTTTTCTCAACGTAATATCTCACAAGAGAATATATCATCAGAGACTTTCCAGAAGCAGTTGGGGATATCAACAACTTTCTATTATGTTTTAAAGCGTCGTATACTCCCTCAACTTGATAATCTCTCGGAGAATACTTGCAAATAGTATTCATATAATCTTTTACCCCTTCTTTTGAGATAAAATCATTTGTCTCAAAAGGAAGACCATAATACTTACTATCTACAAACTCATAAGTATATCCATGATCATCACAAAATTTTGTAATTTTATCTAATAACCCAACATATATCTCTCCTGTTTGGATATTAAATAATCTAATTTTTCCGTCCCAATGTTTACTACGATACGAGGACATAAACTTTGCACCAGGAACTTCAAAAGTAAACTGGTCTGATAATTCGTAATATACGTGAGGTTCTGCCTTAACCTGTAAATATATTTCATTCTTTTTTGATATAATTAAATGAGACATAACTCATAGGTTCACCTATGAGTATTTAGTTCATGTTGCCAAACTGTTTTTTTATGGATGAGACGAATACTTTAAATATTACACCCTTTTAATTAAATCCCGATTGAAATTTATGCCAATCTATTGCATTCTTAATTTGAAAAGTTCTATTCGAAACGGTTTTAATAATTTCTTCTAAAAACTTAAGCATCACATCATAATAACGAATCTTTAGATCAATAGTATTTAACTTCTCATCGGCATCCATATACCTCTGTAATGCTTCTTTATCTCTAACCTTATACGGAAATGGTTCTTCAGCATAAACCTCTGCTGTTGCCTTTCCTGTGTAGTAATTATACCTTTCCAATTTTATACGGTTATAAGTTCCTCTTACCTTTTCTCTCAAAAGAGTGATGGTATTATATAAGGTATAATATTTTGAATGAAGTTGTGGAATTTTAAGACTCTCGTCGTGAAGGTTGTCGGGGTCGATTTGAGAATCTTTTTCCCACATCTCCTGAATTTGATCAAGGTTCATAGAGGTGTTCTATTATCAGTAGATAATACATTATACACAGTATACTTGAAAGTGACCTCTGCTGTAAAGTAGTTGATATCATCATTATTTGCTTCAAAATCTAAAGAGGTCAAATACACCGGAAATAAATCTCTAAATTTTACAATAGCAACATCTCTAAAGTTACTATTTAAAATATGAAGACTTCCATCACTAAATTGTTCTTTTAAATCTCTTACTCCGTCAGTATTTGTTGTTAAATCTCTAAACTCTTGTGTTGTTTCTGGATATCCCAACCCAGACATCCAATTATGAATTGCCATATAGTTGACCATATCTTCATCAACTAAAAATCTTAAGGAAAAATCTCCATAAGTAAGTTTATCTCCAGGAATATCAATATCTTTAAGATAAGATGGTTGAACTGCTGTTCCTAAACTAATACTGGGAATACTGGCAGAGTTTGAAAAAAAATCAACCTTCGGTTCTTTTGCCAATGTAAATTTAAAACCAACAGGTGATAAAAAATTTCTATTTCCTATCTGATTACCAAATGCCGTCGCCATTGTTTTATTTGTATTTAGATAAAAAAAAGACCCTCCCGAAGGAGAGTCTGTAAAATATGTGAACCGTGGATCACATGAGGTTTTGAACTTTGACTCTTCTGTAGTAACGGTTTGCGTTAGTCTGCAGTCTACCAGGATTGGTAACAGGAGCAGCACCTTCTGCGAATGGGTTGGCAACAATACCGTAACGAGTCTTGAAGCCGATCTTAGGCTGGAAAGTGTTCTCTCCAACTGCACGAACCATCTGAAGAGGAACGTATGGGCAGTAGAACAGACCTGCGTCATAAGGTGAAGAACCTTTATAACCAGCAACATAATACTGACTAGCAGCAACGTTTGCCGAATAAGGATCAATATAGACCTTATACTTACCAGCAAGCACACCTGCGAAGGTGTTACCAGTATCATCAACGTTCAGGTTTGCATTGAGTGCAGGGGTGTAATCAAGTACACCAGCCATGGTCAGTGCGGAAGCAACGTCTGCGGAACACAGAATCATGTTGCCCTTTCCTCTACGAGTCTCTTGTGCGATTGCGTTTGCATCACGCTCGATTTGGAAAATAAGACCTTTGAACTTCTCAACAGACCAACGACCGTTGGAGTCAACGTCGAGGTCAAATGTTCCTGAAGTTGCAACATTCTGTTGAGCACCGGGTTTAGCAACCTTATAGATGGTTCTGATGACTTCACGGTTGATCTCAGCAAGAATCTCTGTGGAGAGAATATTTGCAAGTTCAGCCTCAGCATTCAAACCATGAATTGCCTTAAGGTCTTGTGCCAGTTCCAGTGAATACTCTGCTTTCAGAGCTCTGGACTTAGCAGTAACAGTGACTTTCTCAATCGAGAATGCCATTTCGTTGAATGTTACACCATCTCCAAGATCTTCGGAGTTTGCTGTAGACATGCCCTGACCGACGTTATATCCGGTTTGGGTTTGAGCAGTTGGGCTCAGAAGTCCTGGATTGGTTCCAGTCTGATTTCCAGTAGTTCCTAAACCAACGTTAGCTTCCTGTCCAGCAACATAAGAGTTAGTGCCGTCAAAACCGAGTCCACTGTTAGAGAATCCGGTGTTTGCTTCGTCGAAGAGTGCTTCTGATCCAGACTGACTGGAGTAACGGGAACGCATTGCGAAGATCAGTCCAGTAGGACCGTTCATCGGTTGAACGCCTGCGAGGTCATATGCGACCAGGTTAGGCATTGCGCGTCTGATCAATGAGATCAGAACGGGGTCGAAGTTAGAAACTCCACCGTTTGCAACGGAGTTTGTAGGAGCTGCTTCTGAAAGGAACTCACGCTCCTCACTAAGCATCTTTTCTTGGTTCTCCAGAAGAACTGCGGTAACCATTCTCTTATGAGCATCATCGATGCCTCCAAGACCCTCATGATTGAGGATAGGTGCCCACTTCTCCTGAAGGTGTTCAGCATTGAAACCTTGCATTTGAATTTACCTTGTTAAAAATTTTAGTTTGATTTATAATTAAAAAATCACTTTTTAGAAACTCTAGTCAGAGTATCGAGATAAGATTCCATTAAACCAGTTACTGGTTGTGCAATGGATTCGGAACTCTCGGAAATATTCTCTGAGTCGTCTCTTTGAGATCCGGCATTTTCTGGGAAATAAGACTTTCTCAGAGTAACCAGTTTCTCACGATAGGTGTCTTCACTATCAAACTCAACATTTTCGGCAAGAGAAGCGAGCTTATCCTTCTGAGAAAGTGCGAGACCTTCACAGACATCGGAGAAGATTACGTCGGCAACCGACTCAGCTAATCTTTGATTGAGAGCAATATTTGATTTAATTTGCTCGTTGAGTTTATCTTCCATTTCATCTAATTTCTCTACCATTGCGGTAGTTACATCATATTTCTCTTCAGGGATGTTTACATAATGTTCTTCAAAAAGACTTCTCATTCCAGTTAGGAATGATTCTGACATTTCAGCCTTAAGTCCTTGCTCGACTGCGAGTTGATTTTCAGAAATCCACTCTTCGGCAACATACTCAAGGTATGCATCAACTCTACCAGTCAGTTCTTCCTTAATAGTAGAAACTTCTTCTTCCAGAGTTGTTTCGTATTGTGCTTTCAGTTCTTCTTGAACTTCAGCAACTTTTGTCCTGATAGCAGTTTCAAAAATTGTACGTGCTTTCTCTTGAAATTCCTCAGAAAGTTCTTCACCAGTAAGCAGTGCTTCAACATCTTCTTCGATGTTATATTCTGCTTCGACGACTTCTTCTTCAGAAGTCTCTTCCTCAGCAACTACTTCTTCAGCAGATGCAGTGGTTTCTTCCTCTTCGACTACTTCGCCTTTAACTTCCCCTTCTTCCTTCATACCCTTAGGCATGGGTTCAGCAGGCTTGGCACCCTTATTCACAATGTCTTTGACAGTTGCGATTTTGGGTTCTGCGAGTTTAGCAGAGTTGTCGTCTGCTTTATAGTTTTCTGGAGTAGGACCACCGAGATCTTCCCAATTGCCAGTTTGGCCTGGTGTAGAAACACCGGAAGCATTGCTTCCTGCCTTTGACATTGGTTCAGATGCAGCAGCTCCTTTGGTTACTACGTTTTCCATTTCTTGTAAATTTCTACCAACGGACATTTGACTTTATTAGATTTTGTATTAATCTATATTTATTTATAATTTAAAGATTTGATAAGAATTCTTTAAACAAATTCAACTTATGCTCTTCGAGAACTTTTTGGTCAACGAGAGTGTTAATTCTTTTCTGAGTTCTTTCTGCGAGTTGCTCACGAAGAATTCCTCCTTCCCAAACCCACTCTTTTCCTTCCATAATTCCTGATACAAAAGCATCAGGTGCAGAAGGATCTGCAACGATATCAGCAGCAGTTGCTAACATGAAATCTTCACCAACAACTTTCATACCACCACGATCTTCTTTTAATGAACCAACACCACGAGAAGAAACTCCAAGCATCACACCTTCATCTAAAAGTGAAGATGCAATTTTACCCATAGGAGTATTGAGGATTTGTGCCTTACCTCTAAAATTACTACCCTCTTGAGTGAGTGAAGTAATCTTATGAGAAACACGATCAAGATTTACGGTAGGACCATCGGGGTGTCCAAGTTCACCAAGAGCACGTCCCTTTTGGACGAATGCTTCATTATATCTACTTACTTCACGAGAAAGAGTCTCCATAGGATACATTCTCCCATTACGATTTTTGAGATTACCTTGCAAGAAAACTCCTTCAATATAAAGTTTCTTATTAGAACCTTTACCCTCGGTAATAATTTTTACGTTTGAAATTTCTTCTGTGATAAGTTTCATTTTTATTAACCTGTAAATCCTACTTTTGATCCCAATACACCAGCATTTGCGGCAAACACACACTGAGTTGGATTTTTCTCAAGATATTCAACTGCACCTGTTGGTAAAGTAAAAGAACCAACCACGTCTCCACTTTGAGTTTCTACAACAGTTACTAAATGGTTGGAAGTATGAGTATTTACTAAACGAACAACAGTTGCTTGAGTAAAACTAGTTGCGGCACCAGTTGTTGTGGGTAGAGCTGCCTCTGCACCTTTACATAAAGTTCTGTTACACATTATTTTTCCCCTTCGGAATTATCTTGCTGGTCATCAAACATGGATGCGCCAACTGTTGGACGAATAGTATTAATACGTTCTGCTGATTTTGAATACAAAACATCTTTAATTCTGTCACTAATATCAGATGCCGATGAATCGGAACCGATTAAATTTACAATTTCTTCCATGAAAATTTAATATATCTATATTTTCTATTTATATCTCAGCAGCTTTGCCGTCTACATCAGTAATCCCACCATCAATTTCTGGTTCCAATGGAACATCACCCATCATTCCTTGTTCACCTTCTTGTGGCAATGGTTCTCCAGTTATAGGATCAACAGTACTCGGATCAGGAAGGATTCCATCTTTTATTTCCTGTTCAATCTGATCATCCATCTCAATCATTTCTCCATCAGTCTGACGAAGAACTTTGCTACGAACCCAATGAGTTGAATAATACTTACCAATATAAGGTTCAATAGTTGCAAGAACACCAAGTCTCTCATTCAACATTTCTGTTTCTTTGAGTTCTGCAAACTGATTATCATACAAGAAATCATATTGAATATGATCACTAATCCTATCCCAATCTTCTATGGAAACAATGTTCTTAAGGATTAACTGTGTCTTCAACATGTCATTGAACATTTGAGCAAATCTCTTTCTCAAACGACCAACAAACTTGGCAAACTTAAGTTCATCTCTTAAAATTTCGGAAGAACGACCAAGATTAAATCCACCATCGGCAGCAATTCTTGATTCTGGAACTCCAAGTGCTCTATAAAGTTTCTTTTGGAAATACTCAATATCAGCAAGTTCTCCTAAGTTTTGTCCACCAGGAAGAGTTGTGATTTCAGTTCCTCTACCACCCTCTCTTCTAGGAAGCCAGAAATCCTCCATCATACTCATAAATTTACGATCATCACGAATTTCTCCAGTGTTCGCATCGTAAACTTGCTTGTTACGATAACGATTCATAACATCACGAAGATATTGTTCTGCCTTTACTTTAGGAAGATTGCCAACATCAATATAAAAAATACGACGTTCTGGTGCTCTTGATAATCTGTAGATAACCAAAGAATCCTCAATCATTCTCAGTTGATTAAGAGCCTTGATTGCTTTATGGAGATATGAAAGAACTAAACCTTTATTTCTATCTACAAGACCTGAAGTGCAATATGTAATTGCATCTTTTGCAATTTTAGTTCCTTTATTTCCACCACCACCAGTTAAGTTTCCTGTTGGATAGTTTGGTTTGGGAGTATAAACAAAATACTCTTCGATCTCTGGAGCAATACCATTTTTTTGTTCGTCACGACCAGGAATATTTGGTCCGATAACATTCTTATCTTGTTTCTTTTCTTGGCGGACAAACCGCATCTTCATTGGATCAATATACCTCAGTTCTTTAATTCCTTCCTGAGGATTTTTAAGATCAATTACCTTATGATAATAAAGTCTTCCATCAACATACCAATTTCTAAAAATTTCGTGCGACTTCTTATCAAAATCTAAAATTTCTTTAATATACTTAAATTCTTGTCTGATTGCTTTCTTTAGATTATCTGTAGCATTTAAATTGGATAATTCAATTTCAATTGGAGAATCATAAAGATCACTCACAATTGCTTCATTTACAACATCTTCGATAGCACCATCCGCTTCTGGATGTAGTGCCATCTCTCGGTATCTTTTGATTAAATCAAATTCTGTTCTATATTGACCTTCAATATCTACATATGAACCATAAAATCCACTTGCAATATAGTTATCAACCCCATCCTCGTTATTCACGGGGACAGGGGAAACTACAGATTTGGATTTCTTTTCTGTATCGTCAATAGAAAAACCAAAAAGTTTTGCCATATTATAAACTAATTTAGACTACTATTTTATTATTTAGGTGATGTCTTCACCACCTGCCTGAGAAGATGATCCTCTATATGCTTCCCAATAACGAACTTGCATTTCTACAGTAAACTCCTGAACGGTATCAGTTGTCTCATAGTTTAGATCAATAGTAGAAATATTAGTTGGGAAAACGTCCCAGAACTTGTAAGATCTGAGAATATCACCATTACGATTCAACTGATGAACAGTAGCATCTTTCTGATAATCGATTGGATTTATAATTCCAGTTGCATCATTCATTTTATTAATGGCATTCATCCATTTTTCAAAAGCAGAACGAATAGAAAAGTCAATATCATTTATAACCGTGATTGTCCAGGTTTCGAATGTTCTATCTCCAGCAATTTTAAGGATACGACCTCTAAAGGGAACATCGATCTGTGCAATTGTAGAGGCAGGCAATGCAGCTGCCTTTACAAGAAATCTTGCTTTTTCTAAAACTTCATTTTCATTATCTGGTTTAGCAGCATTTGGAAATGCTAATTCAACTTCAAATAAATTTGGTCTTGCTCCACCACCGGTCAGTTTACTTTTAAAATCACTGATCGTTCTTAGTGGTGAGGTATTTCGTTGTTGGCGACTAGGCATTTTTTTCTTTTAACCTCTAAATTAAACGTTACCGATTACTTCATTAAATGAAACACCAGTTCTGGTGGCAACAAATGTAAGACCAATGAAGTTAATTGATCTTGCAGGTTTGATGAAAATATCTGCTACAAACTCATTATTATCTATAATAGCAGCAGTGTTATTTGTTTCATCACAAATCACAACATAATCTTGAATACCTCGTTTTGCCTGAACATCACGGAGGAAAGGTTCCACAATATTTACAAAATTAGTTCTTGTGATTTCATCGTTAAACTCAAAAAGTTGATCTCTTGCGGCCGCAGAAATTGAATCCTCAAGATAGATAAACAATCGACGAACGTTGATACGGTCAAAT